CATAGTGGTTGTTTTTTTGTTTTGCCTGTTTTTTTATCAATCCACTCAAACATTTCACCTTTTCCGCTATGTGTTATAACTTCATCAAATAAATTTGGCTTTTCATTGTGGTATAATGGAGGTAAGTTTTTAAGCCATAAGCACGTTGTTTTTTGTGCTTCATCTCCAAAATAATAAGGTTGTATTTTTTGTGTTGGTGGCTTGTAAATACTGCTCATAATTCCTACTGGATTTTCAACAGCAATATGTTTTATTGGTGCATTTATCATTGCCATAAAAAAATCTATTCCCTCTTGCTGTCTGCCATCTTTTCGCTTTTGTTCAAACCAAGCTGCCCCACTTACTGCTAAATGTGTGCAAGGTGGAAAGGCTATCATTGCATCCCAATTATCATTTATAATGTCAAAAACATTTCCTTGATAATGCTTTGCTTTAGGGTTTCTATTTTCTTGCAAATCGCAACTCCAAGCATCAAATCCCATTTGCTCAAATCTGCCCCTAACTTCATCACTTTCTTCACACGCCACTAAAATTCTTATTTGGTTGTTCATTTTCTTTTGTCGTTAAAAGGCATCGTTGCCTATGTCTGAAAATTCATTCTTTGGGATGAAATCCCAATTATCTTTTTTGTTTATCGGTGTGTCGAATGCTCCGTTGGGCTTTATTGGGGTTGGTGGTAGTTCAAATGCTTCTACTTGTTTCTTTTCGCCTAATATCCAATTGGTATTGTCGGGAATAAATGTATAATATCTTCCATTGATAAAATGCCATCCCAATGAACACATTGTGCCTGACTGGCCCCAGTGTTTGAATTTTACTTTTTGTATGTATATTTCTGTTTTCTTGGAATCATAGTTGCGATATACGGTTAATCCGTTGTGAGTTTTATTAAAGAAGTTTGCAGAGCCATTTATGTTGTAAAGGTTTGGCACTTCAAATAATCCCGTTTTTTTATCTTTCATAATTTTTGTTGGGTGAGCCACTAAAAAACAATGTACCATATTTCTTTCACAAAATGTTGCCAATATATCCAATTGTTTTGAAACATAGTGTGTTGAATCTTCATTATGTTCAAGTTTATTCCAAGCATCAATTACAAAGGCATTTACTCCGTATTTTCTAATTAAACTTTTTACCATCCGCAAAATATCCTCAAGTTTAAAATCATTTTCGGGTTTGATAAAAAAGAAGTTTTTAGAAAAGTAATCTTTGGCCAATTCCAATTCCATTTTATTCATTTTGTAATTTCCATCAAATGCTTTGCCTATTAATTTCTCAGCAAACTTGCTAAAGTGAAGTTCTAAAGGATAGTTTTCAGGGCTGAATAAACCAAACTTCCACCCGGCACGAATGTTTAATGATGCACAAATAAAATCTAATACCTCCGACTTTCCGTGATTTGGGATGCCTGTAATCGTTGTGATGTATCCTAAATGAAATTTAAGGTTTTCATCAAATGTTTCTAAGCCTATTGTTTCACCCTGTGGCAATCCGTTGTTGTAATAATTATCTATCTCTTCGTTTAAATCTGTGGAGGTAAATATGCCTACCAATGGATACTCTATTTTGTTGTTTATGCTTTCCAATACTCCATCCATTCCATACTTAACCAAGCATTCATTTGCATCCTTGCAATCTTTGAACGCTACCTTTGAGCAGTTTTCAACTCCTAATCTTCTGGCAAATTCATCTCTTAAACTATTTCCAGCTTGGTCATTATCTAAGGCCAATATAAACCTTGTATCTTCATCAAATAGGTCTATGCAATTGTCTAAGTAAGTAAGATTGTTTCTGCCTATTGTAGCACCATTTGGAACGCTAATAACATTTTCAATTCCGCACTCAATTAATGTTAGGCAATCAATTTCACCTTCAACAATTATTATTTCTTTTTGGTCTTTTACTGCATCCAAGTTGTAAAATATTAGTTCAGCATCTTTTGCTAACTTAAATTGTTTGTTGCCAGTGCGATATTTTACGTTTATCAATTCACCATCTCTAAAGTAGTTAAATTGTACGGTGTTGATGTTTCCGTTTGTTTGTGGCATCCATTCTAACCCCTCTGTAATCTTTGCCTTTAATAATGTTTTTTGGCTAATCTTCCTTGTTTCAAACCATTTAACCAACTTTTCAGATAGTGTTGTTTCGTTTTTCCAAATCGGTCGTTTATATTCAATCCTTTGGTAGTTGTTTTCTAATTTCTCTAACTTCTTGTAAAATGCCTTACCACAATGTGAGCAACTGCCTACTTCCTTTGTTGCGTTGTAGCTAAAGCATTTATCTTTTGACTTTTTACGTTCGTGAGAACAAGCTGGACAAGTCTGTTTGTTTTCGCCACCTTTGGAAATATCAATTTGATATTCACGCTTTGATTCCTTTTCTATTACTGCTATTGTCATAATTAATGTACCATTGGTCTTTCGGTTGTTTTACTTTTTTCTGCTTGTTCTTTTTGAAGCCATTTTTTGGCAGTTAGGTACAAACTAACATAACTTGTATTTTTTTTGTAGTTTTCAATTGATTCCAATACATCGTCAATCTGTTGTTTGGTGTAACCTGCTAAATTTAGTTTATGTACTTCTTCAACTGAAATAGATAAGTGGGAGAAAAATTTATAAATTTCTCTATTGTTTATAGGTTTATTAGTTTCATTGTTTAATAGTTTATTTAAGTTCCCTTTCTGTTCTTTATTCTGTTCCTCTTCTGTTCTTAGTTTTATTCCTGTTTTATTCTTAGTTTTATTCTCTAAATTAAGAATAAAAACTTTAGGTTTTTTTGAGTTTTTTATCCCCTTAGTATATTCAATTAACTTTTCATTGTGGAGTGTTTCCATACAAGCATAAAAAGTATTTTTTGAAATACTTGCAGTTTGACAAACATATTCAAAATGGCACACAAAAGGATTTAACCAGTTAAGATTATTGCAGTAATTTAATAGAGCAAAATATGTCGCTATTTCACTTGATGAAAATTGTTTATCCTCAGCAATTTTCCAAAATCCATTAATTTGAGATATGTAATTCATAATTTATTTAAAAACTGTTCTTAATAATGCAATTGTTTCTGATAGCTTTTTGTTTGTTTCTTCAAGTTCGTTCAAACTTAAATCTTTAACAATTGCACAAGGTGTAGAATCCTCAATGGTTATCTCTTTCCCTGAGCCTAATTTAATTGATAGTTTGAAATTGTCATTGTTATCAATGTTCCAAGTAATATCTTCCATAATGTTTATTAACGCAAAAACCCTCAGTATTTTCAGGGCATTGAAAACACGAGGGTCTGCGTATATTGGTGTTGCCACCATTATTTTTATTTGTTGTATGCCCACAACTATTAATTGTAAATTTTAAGAACGGTTTTGCAAGATTACGGATTATTTTTTAGTAACGCAAATTAATTTTCTCTCTTCTTCTATAATTAAATATTTCTTCAATTAAAACAATGTATGCAGAAGTAGTAGGACAATCCTTTAATGAAGTAGGTTGTTGTTTTAATTTCTGAATAAACTCATTCATATCAAAACTTTTGTTTTTAAACATTCCCAGCATAGCAAAAACAAATCCTCTTCTTTTCCATCCATTATAATATGGCGATACTAAAGCTATTTTTTCTATGTTTTTTTTGGCTTCTGCAAGGTTTTTTATCTTAAATGTACCATTGAAAAATTCTTCATTTTTACCGCCTTTAGATACTCCGCAAAGCAATGTTAATGTTTCGTTGTGTCCAATGTTATAATCTTCTTTAAATGCCTTATATTTAATGTAATCGGCATAACCTAAAGAACAATATCCCTCCAAATAATCATCCATATTCCAAGTCTTAGAATTTTGGTTAAGAATGTGTACTTGAGATAATCCGTAACCTTTGCATATTACATAATGCAATGGCAATTTCAATTCTTGGATAACATCAAATCGGTGTTGCCCATCAATAATTTCATACTTTTCATTTACAATGATTATCGTAAATAAATAGTTTTCACTCATTGACTTTTTTAGTCTGTTAATGTGGATTAAATTTTTATTTCTGTTGCCATCAATTGACTTAAACAAAAAGTAATCTGTTGTTGTGTGAACTTGGTTAGGTTGATTTTGATTGTTGTTCATTTTTTTTGTTTTAATTGTTAGTAATTGTTTTTAGTTTATTTGTTTAACTTTTCTTTTTGCAAAAAATCCCTTCAACTCAGGATGTTCAGCCTCGTACAACCTCGCATAATAAGGAGTATAATTGTTGTTTACCTTAAATCCATCCTTTTTGATTTCATCGTGCTTTGTGAACCTCACAATGTGCAGAACTCCATCGGATGAATACTTCTTAAATCCTCGATTGATTAACTGAGCAATTACTCCTTTGTAATACTCATAAACCTTTGGATATTTTTCGTGATACTCAATAAATTTTTGTGGGTAGGTTTCCATGATTAATAATTAATTGTTTGTTGTTCTTCGGGGTTTGGTAGTGTTATTCCAAGAAAGTCTTTGGCCCAAGTAATAAGGTTATCTACAAAGTCAATAAACTCTGATTTGGTTAAGGTTGTTGTTGATCCAATCTTGTCATAAGGCTCAACTTTTTCAATGTCGTGAATTTCTCCGGTAGATACATCAACATAGATTCCATCCTCCAATGCTAAGATTACTGATTTTCCATTTACAACCGATATAAAGCGTTTTAATTTTAAAAACTTATATTTTACCAACTCGTGCATTTCATCCTTGCTATGGCCTAATTCTTGGCTCAAAATGTCGATATAAACCCAATACAGACTATTCTGCTGCAAACTTCTTGAACTCTTTTGCTTTTCGATTGTAATAACCACTCTTTTACCCTCCAAGTGTGCTAATTCTTGGAGGATATTTTGAGTAGTATTTTTTTGCAACTTGCCATCTTTAACGGTGCTGAAAAAAGTTGATTTCATTACTTGATTTGAATGTTTTGATTAATCTGCAACCTTGCACCGATAACTACCTCGCCTTTCTTGATGGCTTCTTTGATTGCAGTTTTGTCAATTGTGTAAGTTGTTTTTTCCTTTAAGAATTGTGCAGGAATATCAGCCTCATTATCTATCTCAACTGATTCTGATTTGCGAAAGCTAATCTTTAAGGTAGGAGTTTCTAACTTGTTAATCTGATACAATTGCATTGCATTAGATACAGTTGTTTCCAATCGTTCAATAGTTTTAAGCCTTGCCTTTTTTAGTTCGCCTAATCGCTTAATTTCGGCATCAATGATTGATACATCGGATTCCATTTGCTTAACTACAAATCCGTAGCCCCTTGCT